GTCAACCGATAACACGGCTTGGGCAGAAAGAGTAGGTGCAGTAGAAATAACCGAAGAAGAGGCCCAAAGCATTATTGAAGCTGCTATACAGACCTTTTCCGGACCTGTAACAGGAAGTTTAATCTAGTTATAATATGGCAAAGAAAGCATCAGATAGTACTAAAGTAACTTTCGGTAAAAGAAAAGGCGGTAAAGCCAGAAAAAGTAAAGGACCAAAAGACATGCGTAGAAAACCAAGTAGAGGACAAGGATAATTAAAATTAAATAACATGCCAATACCTAAACCACACTCAGGAGAAGGAGAGAATGAATACATCTCTCGCTGTGCCTCCAAGCTTATTGGAGAGGAAGGATACGAACAGGATCAAGCATTAGCTATATGCTACCAACAACTATCAGTTCAACTAACAGTCAATAAGGACTGGAGGAAAGAATTTATGGGTATGAAAGATCCAGGATCACTCGTATCTAAGCTTTTCAAGAAAAAGTAAGTACAAAATCAACTATTATTAACCCACAGAGTTATATCTGTATAAATTACGTAAGACATGGATTCTAAAGTAATTCTCAACAAGATCATCACAATGCTTGGTATGGAGAATAAGCAAGTCGAGCTAGGTGGTAACGCCAATGCCGGCGGTCCGTTTTACGGTAAGCTAGAAGATGGATCTCCTGTAATGACCGATTACTTTGATGTAGGACATACATTACTAGTAATCAAAGAGGACGGATCTAAAGTAGCTGCACCGGATGCTGATCATACTGTTTATTTGCCTGTAGGCCTTGCTGGTGGATTCAAACGCTATTTTATCACAACCAAAGATGGAGTAATCACTTCTATGCATTTAGAGGATAATTACGACTCTATCGTAAACAGAATCAATTTCTCAGAACAAAAAACTGAAGACATGAACAAAGACACAAAATTAGCCTACAAAGAAAAGATGGCTGACATGGAGGTTAAGGATGAAGCTCCTGAAGTTAAGAAAGAAGAGAAAATGCAAGAGGGTGATTCAGCTCGTCTTGATTCTCTTGAAGAGCAACTTAACCAACTTCGCGTAGACATCGCTACTATCTTCGAAGAAATGAAGAAAGGTAAAGAGACAGAAATGGGTATGGAGATCAACGACGAAACTGCAAAGGTAAAGAAAATGCAGGAAGTAGATCAGCTACAAGGTCGTCCAAATTATGGCGGTCAAGGATCTAGCGGTCAAAATCTTTCAGCTCAGAAGAAGTTTAACGGTGCCCCTGTTGAAGATAAAGCTAACCTTGAAGGCCTTCTTAAGTCTAAGCCAGCAAACACAATGGCTAGAGTACTTAACAGAATGGCTACATCTAAATTCTAATCACAACCAAATTATTAAATTTAAAAGAAATGGCTACAACTACTAACATTTCAACCACCTATGCCGGTCAATTTTCTGGAAAGTATATTGCCGCCGCATTGTTAAGTGCCCCTACTCTTGATAAAGAGTTGATCACTATTAAACCAAACATTAAGTACAAAGAGGTAATCAAAGTACTTAATCAAACTGGTATCATCCGTAACGCTACTTGTGACTTTACCGCTACTGGTTCAGTTGCATTGACTGAGCAAATTCTTCAGCCTCTTGAGTTCCATGAGTTCCAAGTAAACACTCAATTGTGTAAAGAAGACTTCCGCTCTGACTGGGAAGCTATCGAAATGGGTGTATCTGTATTTGATAACCTACCTCCAACTTTCACTGATTTCATCATCGCTAACACTGCCGGTCAAGTAGCCCAGCAAATCGAAACTAACATCTGGTCTGGTTCTTCAACTATCCAGGGTCAGTTCGACGGATTGCTTCAATTACTTGTTGGAGGTACAGGAGTAGTAGATCTTACTGCTGCCGCTCAGGTAACTAGCTCTAACGTAATCGCTGAGTTGACTCGCGTTGTAAATGCAATTCCTAACACCGTATACGGTAAGGAAGATCTTTACATCTACGTTCCAACTAACGTTGTTAAAGCCTACCAAGTAGCTTTAGGTAATGCTAACTATCAGTTCAACGCCTTCACTGGATTTGCTCCTTTGAACTTCCAAGGTATTAACCTTGCATGGTGCCCTGGTATGCCAAATAACACAATGGTAGCTGCTCAAAAGTCTAACCTATTCTTCGGTACTGCTCTATTGAGTGATAAGAACGAAGTACGAGTGTTGGATATGGCCGATCTAGATGGTTCTCAGAACGTGAGAATGATCATGCGTTATACAGCCGGTGTTCAGTATGGTATCGGATCTGATATCGTACTTTACTCTAGCCTGGTATAAGCTGACTAACGATAAGTGATAGGGGTAGGGAATAAAATCCCTCCCCAATTTCACTAAATAACATTAACTAACGAACTAAATAACATACAATGGCTTGTGACATTTCATTAGGTAGAAACGAACCTTGTAAAGACAGTATAGCTGGTCTACAAGCTGTGTATTTCATTAACTTTAATACTGGTAGCTTTGCAGTAAATGCAAACGATGTAATCACTGGATTTCCAGCTGGTACTACTGCATACAAGTACGAGTTGAAAGGTACAAATGGATACACAGAAACAGTTAACACTTCAAGAGATAACGGTACTACTTTCTTCAGCCAGGAGTTAAGCCTACAACTTAAGAAACTAGAGGCTACTATGACCAAGGAGTTCAAACTTCTTGCCTATGGCCGTCCTAAGATTGTAGTATGGACTCGTAATGGAGATGCATTGCTTGTTGGTAAAGAGTATGGTGCAGACATGACTGGTGGTACAATCACTACTGGTACTGCATACGGAGATCTTTACGGATATACAGCAGTATTTACCGGACAGGAGCCTTTACCTGCTAACTTCCTTAGCGGATCTACTTCTACCAATCCTTTCGCTGGAGTAACTAATCCTCCTACTGTAGTATACGGTACAAACAGCTAATACAGGGGTTTACATATTACCCTGTCGCCTGATATACTCTACAACCTGCTCGGAGCCCCCTTTCTAGGGGGTTTCCTTTTTTAATATGAATCAGGGTATTGGTGTTATATTAGTATGAATATTGTCACACCTAATCCTCCAGGGCAGATAAAGTTCAAAGTCAGAACAAGGCCAACACAGTCATTCCTGCCTTTTAAGGTAAGAATGAATTGGACAAACGAGGAGAGCTTGGTATCCGGAAGTGTAGGAGTAACGGCTTCGTATGATGGAGAGGACTTCTTAATGGTTACTGCATCTCTATATACTTCAGCAAGTAACTTTTATAGATTTCAATTATTCCAGCTAAGTGGTAGCGGTAATGTAGAGTGTGTAGAACTGTATAGAGGTGAATTATACCCAACTAGC